CCATGCGAAGAAGTTTATCCCTGAGAATATCTTCAACACCCCCGACCAATTCTTGTCGATCCTCCATGACGATGATGATAGTAGTTATGTGTCGACAGGTATCCAATCGCTTGACGACGTGATCCTTGGACTCATGCGTGGTCACTTCACGGTGTTCCAAGCACCCGAAGGTATCGGTAAGACGGAGTTCATGCGCTATCTGGAATACTCCCTGCTGACCCAGAACGACGACATCAAGATCGCTATCTGCCACATGGAAGAAGTGAAGAAGCGCAGCCTCTTGGGCCTTGTGTCGTATGAGTTGAAGAAGAACGTGACCCGTAAGGACTTGATCCATAACCAGACCGAAGTGGATCAGGCTATCGTTAAACTCTCAGGGGAAGAACGCCTGTACCAGTTTACCTTGGGTGTCGACGAAGACCCCTTGGAGATTCTGGAGCGTATTCGTTTCCTGACTGAGGCGTGTGGCGTAAGTTACATCTTCTTCGAACCCATCCAAGACCTTGCGTATTCGCGTCAGGGTGACGAAAGTGTAGAACAGTTTCTGTCCCAGTTGTCGACCAAGCTTGCACGTATCTCCGCTGAGCTTAACGTAGGGATCGTGACCATTGCACATGAGAATGATGATGGGGCTATCCGTGACTGCCGTATGATCGGTAAACGTGCTTCTGTCGTCATTAAGCTTGAGCGAGACAAGATGGCCAAGGATGATGAAAGCCGTAACACTACCAAGCTTCTTGTCGTCAAGAACAGACCGACAGGTTCCACAGGCTACGCAGGGCAGTTGTTCTTCGATAGCGAGACGTTCACCCTCTCAGAGAAGTTTATGTAACATGCAGGTTTTACCTACGGTATGCGCTATCCTCTACTTCCTCGGTGCCTTCCTCTACTACCTGCACCAGCTAACCATCCTTTACTTCAAGGAGACTGATAACGTAAGTGAGGCTAAGGTTCTGACTAACGCAGTGATCTGGCCTTGGCGTGTCGTAGAGATCATGGTAATGTATGTCTTCGAGATGAACAAAAGGGATGATGAAGACGATGACTGAGTATCACGACCACAGAGATGACTGCCCCTTCAAGTTTGCCACGCTAGACGCATGTGACTGCGTGGAAAAGAACATGCTGGACCGCATCGAAGCCCTGACCGAACAACTCGCCGCCGCACGTCAGGACGCCAAGGCTGCGGAGGATGAGTTGGAAATGCAGGAGCAAGAAGGCTGCATGATGGAGAGCGACTACATCAAGCTTGAGAAGGAGCGGGACGCCCTTGAAGCCAAGCTGGCGAAGGTGGTGGCGGCTGCTGGTAAAATGCTGGATGCCTTCTGTGTCCACGAGGACAGCCACCAGAGTGCAGCATATGAGTCTATGTGCGCCGCCCTCGCAGAGACCGAAAGAGAGAGCCATGACTGACACACCAGAACGGATTTGGGTTGCGCCTTGGCGCGAAGGTGATTGGGACGACAACGAGGGCAAGACGCTCAACGACAAGCCCTGCATTCAATACGTCCGCGCCGACCGCATTGAGCAACTTGTTGCGACCAACGAAGCCCTGATTGCCGAGAACGCAAAGCTGCATGACCACATCGAGGGTGTGGCTAAGGGCATCCACAAGATCATGGTGGGGTATGAAGCCAAGCTGGCGAAGGCGGAAGCTGGGCTGCTCGCCATTGCTAAGCGCGATGAGCAAATGATCTGGGGCGAAGACTATGAGGTGGAAGAAGCATTCAAAGATATGCGCGACATCGCCCTCGCCACCCTCGCAGCCGTGACGGAGACACATAAGATCAAAAGCAGCGAAGCTGCGCCGCCCTATGGGCTAGAAGGAGAGAGCCATGAGTGAAGAAGAACCTTTCCAAGTTGTCGTCACTAACGTTGAGGAACACGAGGATGGTGCAGCTACCTACTCATTCGCTATGGACGACAAAGCTCAGGTAGAGATAGCGAATATCGGCCTAGAGTTTATGCTCTACTGCGCCTCTTACGGACTAGACCTGCAGTATGTGCTAGAGAACCTTGACCTTATCGCAGAGCATCAGAGCGCAGGCGCAGCCGAGCATACTGCTCTTGAAAAGGAAGAGAGTAAGAGTGAAGGTTAAGACAGTATTGACACACCATGCCGTACCGTGGTCTACATGCAAGCCTGTGGTCGTCAAGGTGACGTTACCTAGAGAGCCGTGGTCTAAGGAGAAGGACGATGAATAACTTCCTGACTTGGTGGGAGCGAAGGGGTTGGTGGTTCGCACGTAAGCACAACCTGAGTGAAGAAGTCGTAAAGGAGATATGGGATGAAGTGTGTCGCCATGGATATCGAGACTGACGGGCTGGACCCTACGCGCATCTGGGTAATCTGCTCGAAGGACTTGGACACCGGGGAGACTATCCAGTTCCTCAACCCATCTCATGTCGTCGAAGAGAAGGAACGCTTCATTGCTTATTGCAACACTGTTGACAAGTTTGTCTTCCACAATGGCTTGGGTTTTGACGTACCTGTTCTTCATCGCCTTATTGGCAGTGCTTGTGTTCCTCTTGCTAGCGTCATTGATACTCTTATTGTATCTCGAATGATCGACTACGACATCAAGGACGGACACAGCCTGAAGGCTTGGGGTATCCGCCTCGGACTCCACAAGGGCGAACACAAGGATTGGTCTAAGCTCTCGCAAGAGATGATCGACTACTGCCACCAAGACGTTCTGGTTACTTGCGCTTTGTTTGAACGCTTCCGTAAGGTGATCTTCGACAAGGACATGGCTATGGGTCTACGTTGTGAGCACGACATCCAAATCCTCTGCGAAGAAATGACGACCAATGGGTTTAAGTTTGACAAGGAGAAGGCTGAGGAGTATCTGGCTGAGATCACTGAACGTATGAACGAACTTGAGGCTGGCTTCCAGAGGGATTTCCCAGCTAAGCTTCAAGAGGTACACAGGGTTAAGTTCAGGGTCAAAGAGGATGGGTCGGAGTACGTTACGGTGACTAAGGCGAAAGAGAAGTACCCTGTCACTCACGTAGATGGCGAAGACCTTATCTGCAAGGATTGGGTAGCCTTCGATCCTGCGTCACCCCGCCAGCGTATCGACAGATTGTGGGAAGCGGGATGGACCCCAGTAGAGAAGACTAAAGGACACATAGAGTATGACCGTGAGCAAAGGAACAAGAACCGTGGCAACTGGAAAGGACGCAGATGATCGTGGGGAGAAGTTTGCTCGTTACGGGTGGACCTGCTCCGAACTGAATTTGTCGTCCCTCCCAGAGGATGCACCTGATGGCGCTAGGAACCTATCGGAGTGGCTTACCCTTGAGGGTCGTAGATCAAGTCTTGTCGAATGGCTGGGCCACGTGAAGGAAGACGGACGCATCCACGGTAGGTTCACCCACATTGGGGCATGGACGGGTCGTATGGCTCACTCGGCACCTAACCAAGCTAACATCCCTGCAGCCTTCCACGGCACCGCTAAGAGTGCAGTCGACAAGGTGAAGGAGAAGTATGACGGGAAGATGCGGGGACTGTGGGGTGTTGAGGCTGGTAACTACCTCGTAGGCACTGACGCTGAGGGTATCCAGCTACGCATCCTTGCCCACCTGATGAAGTCTGAGGAGTACATTCACGCTATCGTCAGTGGACGTAAGGAAGACGAAACAGACATCCATAACCTGAACAAACGGGCTTTAGGTATGTCGCATGTGACTAGGGATATGGCCAAGACCTTTATCTACGCCTTCCTCCTCGGGGCAGGTAACGACAAGATAGGTCAGATTCTCAAGGTCAGTGCTAAGGAAGCGGGTCAGGCTGTCGAAAACTTCATGGAGAGTATCAACGGTCTGGGTCGTCTAAAGAAGCAAGTGATCCCTCACATCGCAGAGATGGGTTGGTTCAAGGGCTTGGACGGACGCAAGGTCAAGGTTCCTAACGAACACAAGACCCTTGCAGGGTTGCTACAGAATGGTGAGGCTGTCGTTATGAAACATGCGGCCCTTGATTGGAACAGCAAGGCTAAGGAACAAGGCCTTAAGTTCAAGCTAGTCACGTGGCCACATGATGAATGGCAGACGGAAGTGTACGGAGACAAAGAGCAGGCAGAGTTACTGGGTTCCATCCAACGTCAGTCTATTGTTGACACTGGCACCAAACTCAGTATACTATGCCCTCTCGCAGGATCGACTGATATCGGTCGTAATTGGTTTGACACCCACTAAAGGAGACGACAAATGGGTAAGACGAAATACGGTACCTTCGAAGGTGAAATCTACTGGGCGCGTGTGTTCCCCGGTAACATGGACGACAGTGAATACCACAAGGCCACGGAAGGCCAGTACAACTGCATGTTCGTTCCGAAAGACGAGGAAGAGTTGCAGAAGATGCTCAAGCTTGGCTTCCCTCAGAAGTCTATGGGTAACCCTATGGTCCGTGAGATCGAAGCTGCAGGTGGTCGTAAGGGCATGAAGCTCAAGCGCCCTAACGTTCACGCTAAGGTCGAAGACTTCGGAGGTGCTCCTGTGGTAACCCACGGCAAGACCGACAAGGCTTGGGATATGGACGTTGACGGTGAGCTTGGGAATGGCACTAAGGTTGCCGTTCAGATCAGCATCTACGGCGAAGGTTCCACTGCCTCTGTGCGCCTTGAGAAGGTAGGTGTCCTTGAGTTGGTTCAGTTCGAAGCCTCTGGCGCTATCGGCTGGTAACTACATAAGGGGGAGCGAAAGTTCCCCCTAACCACTCAAGGAGAACGTAATGGCTATCACGGCTACGTATATCGACCACATGGGAAGTGATCTGTCT